CTATGCTAACAAATTTGTTTGAGTCTTTTATAAACACACCCGTATGAGTGTTTTTATCAGGATTAGCTACTGTTGTCAATAACAAATCTTCGTTAAAAGCACTTACAATACCTTCATCTACAACTATCTTTTTATTAAAGAAAAATCTATTTCTATCAGTATAGAAGTGTGCATATGTTGTGTTTTGAGGACCAACACGCAAATAGCCATATTGATTTTGAATTTTTAAACTTTGAGAGTTAGATGACTCTAATGATACACCACTACCAGCGGGAGAATCGATTTGAATTTTAGTTACATGTATTTCTGCTGTCGTGATAGTAAGATTTCCAGATTCTCCTGGTGAATTTTGTGTAGTACCAAAAATAAATCTATCTTCTGATTCGTCCCAAAGAATTGCAGCGTTATCGCCGGTACTTCCACGCTCAATGATTAATCCTGAATCATTTATATTTGTGTCTGTAAGACCACGATTTAAACCTACGATACTATCAGAAAGATTTAAGTTCGTTTGATTAACTGTAGTAGTTGTACCACTTACAGTAAGATCGCCAGTAATGTTTAATCCTGTTAATGTTCCTAAGCTTGTGATATTTGGCTGTGCCGCAGTTTGAAGAGTACCTGTTAAGGTTGTGGCTGAAAGCTCGTTTACGCCAGTAATATTTCTCTTATCGACGGTAGCACCATCCATAATAATCGGCATCTTGAATTGCACTGAACCACCAGTAGCTTCTGAATAATGAAATACTAATTCCTCAGCACCGTTAGAGCGTCTATAAAAAGATATATGGTCTTGAGTTGCACCGCTACCTAAATCAGTAACACTTGGGTCACCTTCATATTGAATACCACCACCATAAGCAAGTGATTGACCTAGATAAAGTCTACCCGCACCTTGAGAATGTCCTCTTATTATTACTTCTGAAACACCAACATCGCTTGTAGAAAATAAATCAAGTTTAGATCCGCCATCGAAAAACTCTTCTGCTTGAGAACCTCCTATAATAAGAGATTGTTCCGAAGCATCAAAATGCATCTTTGTCGCACCTGTACCACATGTAAAGTCACCTGATACTACTGTCGTATCAGTGAGTTGATTTCCTAAAGTACTATTACCAAGTACAGATAAACCACCACTTGCACTAATACTTCCTGTTACACTTGTTTCTGTATTAGTAACCGTAAGTCTATTACTATTACCAATTCTAATTTGATGTTCTATAGCACCATTGGAATCTTTTTCTATGCGATAATCACTTGAAACAAAAACATTATTATTAGTATATGTTTGAACTTCAAAAGGAGCTTTGGTATTATCAGTACCAATCGTTATCCGTGATTGCTGAACACCATTATCAGCGTCTGGTTTATCAAATATTATTAATGGTTCTGGTGTTGTTGAAGTTCCACGAAATATAACTTCACCTGAAACGTCTAATGGTCTTGTTGCTGCACTCGTACCTTTACCAATTGCGAAACCGGTTGCAGATGCATTTGCAATATTAACACGAGTTCCTGAAGAATTATCTGCTGCTAAAGAAACAAATCCATCATCTTTAGTAGTTTGTAAATATAAATTATTATCACCTACTATTTCGTTTCCATCGATGTATAAATTTGCAGAAGGAGAATTGTTTTCAACACGTATTGTAGCATTGGAAAAGTTTGAGGGATTTTGTCCTATTGAACCAGTACCAGAAATGTGCAAATTAGCAGTGGGCGCTGTAACTCCAATACCAACATTACCTCACGAACTAATCTTGATTGCAGCAGTATGAGTACTACCATCATCTTGAATAAAGTCTATAATACCATTTGCACTTTCATTTCTACTAACAATTGCAGTTCTACCAGAGTGATTATAAATGTGTGTTGTTTCATTTGTTCCATCAGTATCTTTTAATATTAACTGAGGAGCATCAGCCACGGCCGTACCACTTTTTGTTATTGTAACAGTACCTGAAAAAGTCGGACTAGTAAACATTGTAGTCTTCGACTCATTAGTAACATTTCCTAAGCCAACATCATCCGCATTAAAATTACCAATTAAAATGTTTTTAGGAACAAGTTTACTACCTTCTGTAGTAATCGCTGCCTTTGTAGTCGCCGATTGCTGTATTGTAGCTTTTATTCTTGTCATATTAACTTGTCGATGTTACGCGTGGTGTGACTATGACTTGGCCTTCAAGGACTCGTGTGACTTCTGCGGGTGATGGTGTATTATCTATAATTTCCATATCATACACATACCTACCAGCTTTAAGAGCATCAGTTTGCGCTGCTGTTAATGATATATCAAGTTCTGTATTTGTCACATCTACTACAACTGTAAAATCAGTTTTTGTGGATGCTGTATAAGATTTACGAATTTGACCTCTTGCTGTATAATTTGTTAAATCTAAAGAAGTGCCTGTAGATTTTTCTAAGTCAACTGTGAATTTAAAGGTCGAGCCTTTATCGATATAAAGATTTGAGTACGTTGCCATAATATATTCTATTTATAATAAAACGTTATTGCTATTATACGGTTTTCTTAATAAACGAATCAATCAATTCGTGAGGAATAACATACGCTTTCATGTATTGATTTCCTTTTAAACGATTATAATGAATACGATGTCTACCATCTAAACAAAAATTTTCAGTTGTTATAACAACAGGTTTATTTGGTGCACCGTATTTTTCAAAATACTCTAGTGTGTCTGGCTTAAATTCATCATCTTTAAGCTTTACGTTTTCTATAGAATATTTTTCTTGGTAGTCTATCTTTTTTAAACTACGCAGCGTAAACATTAAATTATGAACATCAATCCAACCTACATGTTTACCATTCTCAAAAATGTGATGATTGCTAAATACTTCATTTAATTTGAACATATCTCATTCCAATTGAAAGTCTATAACCACTTTCGCAATCAACTTTATGGTGTGTAAAAGGACCTTCACTCGTTACGCTAAATGTTCTTATTGTGATATCATCTTTTTCATCAGGCGTAACTGTAAAATCATCATCTGTTGAAAATCTATATGAAAAACTTGATTCTCCAGTAGCATAAGTAATATACATTGTATTCCCAGGGTCGTCTGCATTTGTGTGTTCACTCATATAATCGCCAGGACCATAAAGAAAAAAACCTGTTAATCTAAATGTAATACTTGGAAAGCATTTTTTCAATAGTTTAATAACTGATCTTCTATCACCTGTATCAATAGGACGCATATTTACTTTATCACCATGCGCCGAATGTGGATTAATATCATAATCTCTATGACTTAAATCTAGAGTATTATAGTATTCTTCATTTGCTAACTTTTTAAATTCATTTAAAAGTAGCTCTTTATTTTCTAATGTCGGTATGCCTTTACCGTTAATATCATATTCTTTAACCATTGTATAATTTATTTATGTAATGTGTTCTATAATTAAATGCCAAATCAGGAAGAGATAAACCATCAAGGTCTTCAATATTTGTGATAGAAGAAAAATCTTGATCTAAACACTGCGTAACTTCTTTAATATCATCAGCAATATCTTCTACAAGATCGTCTTTACCTAAAGCTTTAGCTTCAACTAAAAACTTTCTTAAAGTATCAATTTGCGATTCTTGTACTTTTCTAAAATTTTGTATTTTGTGATCGAGAATTTTTAATGAATCGTACTTTACAGATCCATCATCGTCAATATAACAACAATCAATGTATTGTATTAAAAGTTTGTTTTTCTTATCGTTGACGTCTACTAATTTTCTAGTACTTGATTCTTGCAAATCTTCTAGTGTTGATAAAAGTGTTAAGGGTGCACCAACCTTTTTGCTTTCAAAGTAATAATGTATTGCCATAATATAATTTATACGATTTTAAATCGCAATGTTTATGATACGTTTGTTGCAGGAACTCCGTGAAACTGAAAAGGAACATCTCTAAAATGAAGAGACATCATCGCGCAATTATTTGCATCATCAGAAAATTCTTGAGCATATGATTCATACTCATAAACTCTTACTCTATATTGTGTATCAGTTTCTTGATAAGTTGAAATGGTGTAAACATCCTGAATAGCATTCGTATTTACAGTTGGATCTGCGTTATAGCCATGAGCTATAGTTGCGTTTACGACATATCTTTCGTTATTACCACTAACGTCAAAATCACTAGAAACAGTTATTCTATATTGACCAGTAGAAATTTTTGAAACTGAGCAGCCGTGCAAAGCTTTACCAACGCTATCTCCTACATAAGCAGCGATGTATCTATTGCTAACTAAATCATTAACTGCTGCTGAAGTAGGAATTGAAGTATCATTATCATTACTACTAATCTTATCAGATTCAGTAATAATACTCACTTGTCCAACATTAGCAGTAGACGATCCCGTGTTACCCAAAAGTTTTTTACCTGATATTTGTTGTGTTTTATCTAGTGCAAGTGCATTAGTATTAATACCACCTGCTTTAACTGAACTAATGTCAGTATCAATGGTTTTAATTTTTTCAATAATACCATTTGTTTTTTCACGCCATTTTTCGAGTGTATCTGTTGTTAGTACACCTGCTTCAGTTGTACCAAGAGTTACCCCTGCGTCTGGACTATCAAAATCTGTAAATGTTCTAGTATTACTCATAATTCTATTTATTAACTTGGGCTATTGTTTTCTAATGTAGTTACTCTTGCTTTTAATGCTTCAAGCTCTGATTCTAAAGTTGCAATTTTTGTTTTTTGTTCTTCAACTTGCTTACCACGAGCTTTTGCAAGCTGCCTTGCCTGATAAGCGCTTGCACTAGTATTTACAAGTGCACCTGTTTGATTGTCTCTTCTGTATGTATTTGCCATTATGATGTCGCTATTACTCTTAAGTTTTTAATTTCTGGTGCATAAGCTTTATCAGAAGATTTTAATATAATCTTAATTGAAAGCTTATTAAATTCATCTCCAATATCTGTTGATGTAGCTTCATATTTTACTTGTTTAAATTCAAAGTTAGTACTAATTGGAATCTTCTTATTTCCACTAGCAGGATTTAATTTATACCATCGTTGAGTCGCAAATGGAGTACCATCTAAAAATCCATATTTGGCATAAACTTCAACTTCTGTTGAATCATCAGGTTTCATTACGTCTAAGTAAACATTTACTTGATCAGCAGGATTTTCAAGAATAATTTTTTGTGAAACATATCTTGCAGCTGCTTCACCTGCGTTATGATATTCTTCATATTCACTTGAGTTTGTGATGATGTTATCAAAAGTAGTAAGTGACATACGATCTAAATCAATCACTGGGCTTAATTTTGAATCTGTAGTACTAAGTGTTGCAACAAGTTTCAACAAATCAGCACCAGATCCAGAACTTCCACTTCGTTTATCGTGTTCAACTCTTTCAGTCGTGTAAAGTAATTCACCTGGAAATACATCATAGTTTGAACTGCTACTTGTATGTAACTTATAATCTACAGATGTTTCAGGCAATAACATATCTTGAATAATTGGAAGATATTGTGAAGCATTCCAAGTATCAGTTTTTGCAGTAGCTGTAGGAATTGGACTTGCTGTTATAAAGTATTGTTGGTTATTACCTGTAGATGTTAAATCAATTAATCCACTTAAAGATGAGTTTGTGTGTAAACGAATATTATGACTATAATCAACAGTTTTCCACGAATTAGCACCCGTTCCAGTTTGTTCAACAGCTTCTGCATATACTAATTGACCATTAGTCAATCCGCCAATTACAGTTGCAGGTGAATTTAGTCCAGAATTATATGTTAAAGGTTGACCATTTTTAACTTTTGATAATCCTACATCAAGTGTAATAACATCATCATTAGTATCTACATCAACTTGGTTAAGATCGACTTGAATCCGCGGTGCCTCTCCAATAGTCACTGTTGGCATTGTACCTCCTGGACTATCATATTCAGAACCATTTGTTATAACTTCAATTGTATCTAAAGTTCCTCCTTTACCGATGTATGCTTTTGCTGTTGCTACATCACTTCCTGTTAATGGATTACCAACTGTAATTGTAGGTGCTCCAGCAATGTATCCTTGGCCAGGAGAATCTAAATCGATGTAAGTAACTTGACCGCGTTGAGGACATACACCAGTAAATGTTACATCAACACTCGATGTATTAAAGTCAGCTCTCTTAAATTTGAACTTCAAATCTTTATTTTGGTCGGGTGTCCAGGTTGAAGCGTTTTGTGATTTTAATAATACGCCAAGATTTACGTTCTTTGTAATTAATTCAGCATTGCCTGAAGCAACCTTATTTCTTTTTCCAGGTTCTGCAAACCAAGCACGATATCTTGCACTATTTGATATAAGAACAATAGCGTACTCAATTCCTGGTTCTAAATAAACTGGTGTATCAAATCTAAATGTAGTTGCTGTTTGTGCATTATTTGCATCAACACTAACGTCACCTGCTGATTTGATTACTCGACTAAATGGAATTGTTCTTTGTGTTGGTATACCATTTTCAACACTAACGATACTCAATTCAATTGGTAAGTTGGGGTCTTTCTTTTGGAAAAATATATCAACTGAAGATAAGAAAATACCTGTTGGCTCATTGCCGATCGTAAATGTTTGTGCAATAGGATCGCGTCTTACAACTCTACTTTTTACTAATGTATTACGATCTTGTGTTACTCGTGTTCTTTCAAGAACTAATTGCCGTGTTGATAATATTGTTCGTTGTCTTGTTTCTAAAAGACCTTTAGCATGATAAGTTGTTTCTGCAGATGAAAGTTCAAGTACACGATTATTAACACTACTATCTGTTATACGTATTTGTCTTGAACCAGTACGGAATCTTAATGTATCATTATTTGGTATAACTACCCAACCTTCAACATCACCAGCAGCATCGGTTACGATTCCTCCATCTGCGCCTGTAATAGCACCGTGCAGTTTACCATCGAACCTTTCAACATCTGTTCCACCTGAAGAAGCAATTCCTCCACCAAATTGTTCAAATGAATCGTTATCTGTAGCATAGCTTGTAATATTCACATCATCCATAAACAAATAATATTTTGTTCTTGGCTTAAGTAATCTTGCTTTAAAGTAAACTTTACGTGAACGAATAAATGGAATAAACGTTGTATTTAAAAGCTTATCATCGATTACTTCCCTTTGGAAGTTTTCTCCAAGTGTTGTTTGTATTCCATCACGCGATTCTCTTTGGAAAGTATCAATTCTGCGTGTTCTACGATCAATTCTCGTTGATTGATTAAATGTATCTTTAACACGTCTCCATCTACGATTCCACCATCTTCCTGTACGTCGCCCTACCCAATTCACTGACCATTCATTCCACTCAGTTCCAAGGATATTTGGATTATTTGCTATTTGATTTAATAGTGCAGAATTATCTCCTTCTACATTTTGAATAATGTCTGGTACGTGATTAACATCTTTCCATTCGTCACTTGAAGGTGAAAGTTCTAATGTACCACTCCATGTTGTAACATCGTATGGATTAACACTAATATGTCCTGAAGCATAAGGCTGATCGATTAAAGTTTTTTCAATATAGTCACAAACAACTGAGTTTCCTCTTTTACCTGAATAAATTGTAACTGTTCCTTCGTCATTACCATTCCAATTAGCACTAGACGATGTAGTTGCAGTAGCTTGCAATCCACTCACATAACTCCAACGAGTATTATCAGAAAGATAAGTTGGTCTAGCAGAAAAGTTTTCGCGGTCAATTGCTATCTTATAAGCAGGATCGTTTACATCACCAACACCATGGCCAGAAAATCCATCTGTTAAAATTCCTGCTTTAAATCTTTCACCATTTGAATCTTGAATTTGTATTCCAGCTGCTTCGTTTTCTAAAGCATTTAAAGCAGTGTAATATTCTAAGTTTTGAATACGATTTTCAAGATCTCCAATATCACGCATTGTGTATCTTCTATGATCTGTAGTTGTTACTGTTAAATCATCTAATGAATAAACATATCCAGGCTTATTAATTTGTAATAGTGGTATTGAATCACTTGGGACTTGAGGATACGCTGGTGTTTCATTTGCTTTACCTGCTATAACTTTTATGTCGCCAAGCTGATCTAAAACGACTAAGTCTCTCCTTGGTAAAAAGTGATCGAACTCTACAGTAATTGTTGTGCCTGGTCTAATACCAGTATCTTCAGCAGTATCTGTTACAGCTGGTCTAAAGTCAACACAATTAGAAAGTCTAAGATCTTCATATTTTGGTATATCTTCTAAGGCAATTTGTGTAGAACCATCGGTATCTTTATAAGAGTTGGCTGCAAAGAAATGTCCTGCACCATGGGCCCAACGATTATATGTTACAACTACTGTTGAAAAACGAGAAATAGGAGGACCATTGTAAACTATTCTGGATTTACCATAGTGTGTATCTTCTTGACCTGTTTCAAGCGTAAATAAATTTTTAATATCATCAGTAGCTGGACTATTAAAATCACATGTCACTGATGTAATTTCGTAAACATCTACATGGTCTAATTCTAATACGGTACCAGGATTTAAAGAAGTCGAAATGATTGACATTGAACCAATTGTTTTTGTTTTTGTTTTTAATGTTCCAGACGTTTGTTCAGCTGGAGCATGCACAACAATATCATTTCCTGCGCCGGTATCAATTTGACCTCCAGTATTACTTGGATTGTGGAAATGTAATTTAACTGAATTACCACCACTTAAAAGCTCTACTCTTTTTACAAAAGTTTCACACAAGTCATGCTGAAAAGATTCACCTTCTTGCATTACCACATAATCATCAGGATCTGTACTTACAAATTTTGTTCCAGAAGGTGCAGCAAAAGTTACGTTTTGATCAGCTGGATCTTCTTGATATAATCTTACTTGTCTTGTATATTTTGTGTTTGTAGCATTAACATCTTCAACTGAAAAACCTCCTAAAGGATAAACCATTCTTGAATCGTTATCATCTGCTTCAAACAATGTAAAACCATCATTGTTAACAAGCGGTGTAGCGTTCGCTGAAGTAGTTCCATCGTAGAGAAGAAGTAAACGGTTTGCATCAGCTATTGTTTTTCCTGCTACCATGTTTATGTCATAAATATAAATTCTTTTTGTAGCTTTATCTGCAGTAATTGTTGCTTGGCTTGAACCAGTTCCACCATGATTAGCGTTTTCCTCGCCTACACCAGTTTGCTCTATTGCTTGAATTCTGCATGAACCAATCTCAGTTGCTTCATCCGAGGCGTTGTAAAAATTATATGTTTTATCAGGCGAAAAACGTAATTTATCTAAAGCATTGACAGGCATATGAGCTAAATCGTTATCATCAAAGAACGCGCCTTCAATAAAAAATCCACGGCGTGCAGCAATTTTATAATCAGATTTTGTTACCTTATCTGCAGTTTCTCGACCTTTGTCTAAAGTAACATCTTGCTTATTTTCAAGTTCTACGCGATAACCTTGAACATACGCTGTTGAAGGTTCAATACCTACAACATATCTTTTATTGCCAAATTCTTGTGCTTCAGTAGCATTTGTTACGCTCGATTCAGCAGCAATAATTTCAGCATCTGTAAATTTACCACGATTACCCGCTTCATCATTTCGATATTCGCGAATATCGTGTTGAAATGGATTTAAAGTATATGAACCACTTTCTTCTTCAGTACGCTGAGCAATAAACTTACCAAGTTCACCATATTCTGTTCGAACAGGAGCTGTTACTTTATCTTCGACAACTTCTAAAAGATGAACTCGTTGTTGGCCATCAGCAACAGGTGTCGAATCACTTGATAAAACAAACTTAAGTGTTAAAGCTATTTTATAACGATCGGCACCAGGAGCATTAATGTTAGGTTGACCTGTAGCGTTATCGAGCAATGATGTATCATCAGTAGATGTAACAATTGTTTCAGTGACATCAAAGAAAACGTCACCGGTTAATTTACCAGACGATCCTTTTATTTGAAATGTTTCTTGAGCATCGGTATGTACAAAATGTCCTTTAACAAAAAATACACCTTCGTCTTGGAAAAATCCTCCATAGTCTCCAGTTGCTTCTTCGTTAGTAATATCACCAATTTCGTCTGTATCTGTTACGCTTGTACCACCAATCGTAATTGTATCTTCGCCTGTTGCAAGATTTATTTGATCGCCATTTGCAAATTCTTTAGTTCCACCCGCAGTAGCTTCTCCACCATATCTTAGATAAAGACGATAATTATTATTACCTATAGATGTTGTTTCAACACCAACAATTTTAGCTCTTAAATTAGTAGCTCCATTTTTAACTACTTCTTTACCTTTTAAAGCATTTAACTCTGCTGTTGTAATGTTATCATTAATGAAACGAATAGGAGCACTTTGAATTCCTTCGTCATAATTCGTATAACCATCTAAAACACGATCGCCATCTTTAAAAACGTGTCGACCAAATTTATCTATTTGGTCTTGTACATTTGATTGAAGTTGGTTTAATTCACGTACTTGAACACTTCGACCAGGTCGAAATAAAATTCTTAAGAAATTTTTATCTGTCGAAAAATCATCGTGATAAGGTGTATCCGAATATGTTTTAATAGCCATAAAGTCTTATTCTATAGTTGTATAATTAATTTAATCTCTTCTGTTTGAGAAGCTCCACGTGTAAATGGTCTACGATTTTCATGGAAAATAACTTCACCATTAAATTCTTCAGATGCACTCGCAGGAGAATCAAGATGTCTATACTCACCTTCAGTAAATGCTGTAACACGACTCGAAAGAAGAGAGTCTGCTGCTAATGATGTATCAGCTGCTGAAACAACTTTTACTGGATTATTGTTGTCCGAAGAATTAACTTTCGGATCAATTGTATTAACATCAGCATCAGAATTCTGATGGAAAAATATTTTTGTACTAGCACCACTACCTGTTGTATGATCGAAATACATTAAAACATCAGTGTTAGGTGAATCACCCGTCATTGTTTGTTTTATAATATCTCCAGGAGCAAGTTTAGCGATATTAGCAGCACTAAGTCCTGTTGAAGAAAGTGTAATCGATTTTAAAGCATCATAAGAATCAGATGTACCATCTCCATCATTGAATACATTAAAGTTTTTCAATAATGATAATTGCCTAAATTTTATATCAGTTGGAGCATCACCGCCTTCATCATTTTCAAAATCAGCATTAACTCCTACAAACCATGTTGGTAATATATCAATTGCGTTTTTAGCGTATCCATTATGCGGTGCTAATCTTGCAAATCCTGTTGCGCCACTTCCTCCGCCACCTGTTATTTTAACATTAGCAGAACGCACATTAAGTAAAACATTACTTGTCGTATCCCAATAACTTTGAGAACCAGTATCGCTGCTATCAAAACCAGCAACATCTTGAAGTTCGATACGTGCTACTGTATCACCATCTAAAACAGCTTTAGCGCGTATTTCATGTTCGTGTGATATAATACCAGAATCTGAACTATCAGAATCACCTACTAATGTAAGTGTTACGGTAGGTGCAGAAGTATAACCACTTCCACCATTTGTTACTCCAATGTAACTTAACATACCACCTGTTCTATTTTGTTCAGTGCTAGAAATAGCAGTATCAAGATCTGCGTCTTCTTCTATAGGAACAAATTGGTTTGTTACAAATTTCTTAACGTTTGTTTTTGTTACTGGTACGTTAGTAACGTGAGCCCATACATAACCATCTGACTTTCTTTCAAATCCAAATGCGTTTGTTGTAGAAGGTGTTTGTGTAGATTGTGGGGTTGATGTAAATGTAGAAACCGCAGTGTTTGAAAGACAAAGATAAACTTTATCAGCATTAGTTACGTAACATGGATAAAGATCTCCAGTTTTATAAAATGCGTCATTATCAGTTGGATCGTATGCTTTATATTTTCTTCCTGATGTCCATGGGTTTTTAGCAATAAGCTGTGCAACGCCTGTAGCCGCAACTTCTTTTAAACTAATTAAGTTACGAATTACATCGTCATTTTCTTGTTGTGTGCCTTGAGGTACATCCACAATAAATCCAGTTGCATCTTCTGCTACGCCGTTTGAATCATTTGGCCATGGATTTGATTTGCCAATACCTATTGCATAATTAGCATTATCGCGATGATATGTTACACCATAAGGTGCACTAGGTGAATTTAAATCCGCTTCGGCTGAAGCTTTAATATCATTTACTAAAAGCCTTGCCTGGTTTCTACGAAAATCGTCTGTTATAATTGCTGCCATAATTTGTCTTTAATTTGCTTTCTTATATACTTATTTATAACGTTTACACGCGCTGTTTTATTAAAATTATACACTCTTAAATGTGAGTTTAACAGGTGTGGTCGACCCGTCATATACAAATTCAAATATTCTTCTTCCTACAACTCCACTTCTTACGGGTGTTTCAACATAACCTACTGAACCGGTTGTATTGAATTCAACATCATCGCCATTTGAGTTTATTACTATTAATCTAAACACGGGTCTTACTGTTGAGTTTTTCAAAATAAGATTAGACTTTGTCACAAATGTCGTACCTGAAAATGTTTGTCCTCCTATTGCTTGGTCGCGAGAATCCAAATGATCGAATTTCAAATTACCTGCAGCTGCAGTCGAACCAAATTCTCTTATTTGGAATGTTACTGTTTTATATCTAATCTCTGGTTCATACGGATTTGTAATAGCCGAAGAGTTTGCGTGTGTAAGTAATTCTGAAAATGGTACATTTAAATATCCTAAATCTGCTAAAGACCTTTCATCATCCCAAAAGCTCGTTGTAGGAAAATAATTGTCAAAAGCAATTTCATCACGTGTATTCTCCGCGGTGTACTCTTGTCGTGATTTATATATTACATCTCTTTGAAAATTAAATTTACGATTATATGTTGCAACACTTAATTCACTGCTTTCACCAGGACTGAGTACTATAGTTTGTTCGCGGATTGGAAATTCATTTGGATCAGCTATATCTGTAAAATCAATGACTCTAAAATCTCTTATTTCTATTGTACGATTACTTCCATAAGGAACTAAAAATGCAACTGCCTGATTTTCATCATCAGTTGAGTGAAGAACAACTTCAAATGTGTTAGGATTTGAAGGAGAATCATTCATTTGATCGTTTAATTGAATACCATTATCACCAGTTTGTAACGTATCACTTAATAATCCTAAACATCTACCACCAGTTTGGTGCATTATTGTAGAATCAGAACCTACAGCAATACCCGTATCAGCTCTATCTTTTAAAAGAGTAATAACAGCTTTATCACTATCGCCGCTAATCGAATAGCTTGAGCCATATTCTATTGTAAATCCAATCTTAATTTGTTGGTTTCTTCTTAGTCTTATGTTCAAAGGAATTACAACGGCACCTACACCCGTGCTACCAGAATCACTGAAGTCTGCGCTAAATCCACTAGATGAAACATCGGTTAAAGACACTGGTGCTCTAAAATTATGAGCGACCGGATCTAAAGAAATATTATTACGATAAGGATTTTTAATTTCATCATCGTTTTGAGTTTCAGCAACAGCTTCAACAAGAGCTCTAAGTATTTGTGATAACCAACCAAGTTGATACGTAGGAGTGTGTGACGCGTCGTAAGAATTTAAAGATCTTATTCTTGGCGGTGTTAAATTTTCTAAGAAAGCTTCTTGGTCACCAGCAACAGCTTCATAATTTTCTATTCTGTCCCATCTACTTTCAACAACAGTTTCTAAAAGAACAAGCGCAAAAAATTTCATTCCTGCTGGATGAACTAAACGGTTATAAGAATTCTCCCATTGATCTGCTGTAACATCAGATTGTATTTGGTAACTAAAATCTTGCCAGAAATCGCTATCTTGTATTTTGTCAACACCCGATAAAAAACTTCCATCTTTACTATAAGAACTTGCTGTAGTATCGTATGTGCCCGTTGAAAGCTTGAATAAATTATCGCCGGGGTAATATACATCAACAAAAGAATCAAACATGACTTGGAAAAATACTTTTATACTTTCGTCTGTACCTTTAATGCGATAGTAGTGAACGATTCTTTTATATAACGTATTACGATCAACTACATTAGAGTTAGGAACAATCTTTGCGATCTCTCCTTGTATAGCATCTAAATATTTTGCTGATGTTACGTCAATATCATTTTCGTCAATAACATGTGATAATTCATATGATGCATAACCTTCACGATTTAAGTATTCATAGTATTGTTCCATGAACGAAATTAAATTCGCAGCACTACTTTCCAAAAACTCTGGTATGAGTTCTCTTACTTTTCCACGCTCATGATTAAGAGCATTATAATTTGCTACTGATGTATGCATTATCTATCTCGTGCTATCGTTGTGTATGATGCAGCACCGGCTGATCCTCTTGTTGCAATCGTATCGATATTTGATGTAATCGATGTTTCCGCGCCAGAATCAATTTCAATAATTTGATTTCGCTTTGGTGCAATATCATTCGACTTAGGTCTTACAAATAATTTAATTTCAGTATCTGCAGTGATATTAAAATCTTTTATTTCAATTACGCCTGTTAAGAAATTTACTGTTCCTACATTTCTTTCATCTATAATTTCAATATCATCTGCATTTTTGTGATAACGATAAATGTTTCTAATATTTGCAACAGTTGAAGCTTCGTCTTTAAAGAAATATTCTACACCATTGAATGTATATCCTGTAGATGTTAATAATGTTTCAGTCGGATCTTCAGGCTCATCAAGTTCAAAGTTAAAGTTTACTTTATACGTTGTAGTATTTGTAGTGGTTGCTGTGAATTTCTTATACGCATATACACGTGCAAATACACTTAAAATAGCAACATCTAAATTAGTAAGATACGTTAAAAATTCTGAATATCGAAATACACCTTCAAAGTCTGCAAGGTAAGCTGTATTAAACGCGGTTATTCCTGTACGTATTTTAGATGAAATACCCGGTGCAGATAAATTAGTTAAACTACTGTTGTATTGCGAAAATACATCGAAGTAAAGATAAGTATAATCCGGATCTACGAATTTTGGTCGAACTGTAATAACACCCTTATCATTAAGAATAGGTTCAAGTTTATCTTTATCGTTTTGTGTAAGTACATCACCGTTTTCTGGTTTTACTGATATAAAAACTCTTCCGTATTCAGGCGGATCATTATCTTCTCCACCCCATACTGAAATTGCTGCAGCACTGGTGTTTTTACGAATAAGAGATTTATAATCATCTACAGTGACTGCTCGGTTTTGTGAAAGAAATTGCAATGGCGCATTTTCACGAATACTTTCGATTGTTTCTTTTTTACTTCCACCGAATGAAGAACCCGATGTTGTTACGGTTGGGAATCCAACACTATCAAATATTGATGCAGCAGTTGTAAATGTTGAAAGACCATTTGCTGCATCCCCGTCTGTCGCAAGATATTTAATTTCTATAATTGAAGCAGCTGCTGGTTTTTTACCAAGTATTCCATCGCCAAATTGAATTTCGTAATTGCCATTCGGATTTTCATTAATAAAATAAATAGCAGATGTTCCATCAATACCAGGAAGTTCTGAGAACTGCGTGTAAATTTCTTTTTGTGTAGAAGTTGCAGATTCACGAACTGTGACTGTTAATTTTGTAATATCAACGTTTGAGTCAGGAATTTCAAATTTTAAATTTTCTGCTTTTGTATCAAATGAATATTCACGTGTTTTGAATGAACCTTGAAAAACTTG